GCTGCAACAAATGATCCCCGTACACCCTCGCCACCTGGATTTTCTATTACAATTGGTCCAGCAGTAAAAAACTCATCTCCATTGTATTGAATAAACATAGCCTTTGCCTGAACAGCCTGAACTGTAATTGGAATACCTTCCTCCATAATCTCAGCCTTTTCATAAAATGGCTCTGACCCACCTTCTGGGATACTAGAAGATGTTACAAATTCGGAATCTATTTGTGCAGATTTTCCACTAAGTCTTTTCTTTAATTCCACAAGTCTTGAGTCTGGATCTCCTACTGCGCCCCACTCATAAACATGATGAAGCATTCCTGGATTTGTTCTTGCTAGTGTATCAAGGTAATCATAAAATGCATCAATGCTTGTATCTGCTAATCTACTTGCTACCGTTTTTTCTTGTGCTTTTGTTTCTTTAATAAATCCATTAGAATATGAAACAACATTATTTAACATTTTCATTGCTTCTTTTCCATCAAACTTAATTGTATACATTATAGAGCCACCTGCAAATCTGATCTGCGTAGCAATATTCTATATCCCATAATATTATGAACTGCATCAAACATTGGCTCAATTGTATCTATTTCAAAATTTGTTGGCTCTGTGTCAGTTTCTGTCCAGGCAATTGATCCGAAAGGATCTTTGATATTACGAACCAAGATATCTGTTGGCCTGTAATGTGTACCATCTAAAGACTTGTAAATATTTTCGTTGGTACGCATATTTATTTTTACATCATACTCAAGAAACTTTTCTGATGTTAATTGAGTTCTCATTTGAGATTGTGGGTTTTCTTTAATTGCTGAACAATTAATGCTTCTATCCATTGTCCATGATCTTTGAAGTTCTCCAAAATCGTTCTGGCTTTTTGTAGCATAATAAATATCTGCAGTCATGGGGTAGAAAAGACCATTAAGATTGCCTTGGGGTAGCATTAAATCACCCCAGGAATTATTCTATTCTTATATCCCGATAGAATTTTGTCTGCAATAAGATTTCCTGTACCCGTGGTTATTCCCTTGCCAAACTTAACCTTAAACTCATTGTTGTCAAACTCTTCGATATATCTGTTGATATATCTCATGTTGTCATTTGTAATATCTTGCATAATAAGCTCACAAGCTTCTTGAATGTCTTCTGGTACAACAATGTATCCAAAATCTCCATCTACAAGATAATCGTATCCACTAAAAAAGTCTGTGTCAAGATATCTATCTCGCCAAACATATTTATACTCCATCTTATTTACTTGTGTTACGGAAGTAACAATAGATGTTCCATCTACACTTATCTTATATTCTTGAAGATCTTCATCTTCATAGTCATAAATTTTTACACCATTTTCATATAGATAATATAGTTTTTGAATTTTTTCATCTAATGGTAGGTAATCAAGTCCCATTCCATATATTTCTTTTTGTTTTCTTTGAAAATCAAACTTTCCTGCTTCAGACTCAATAATTTTTCTGGCTACCTTCTCAACTTGAATTGCCTGTGCTGTTGTAATTCCTAATTTATTTTTTACGCTTGTAATATCGCAATATGGTTTAACAACATCAATTCCATCGGTTATTACTAATGCACTAGCAGCAGTATAAACTGTTGCTTTAAGACTTCCAGTATAGGTAAGGTAACGATCATCAAGTCCAAAGGTTACAATTTTAGAAGAATTAGATGTGGCACTAGTTGAATAGGTGCTTCCAGTTGTCAAATCATCATATGACAAAATATAGAGTGTTGATGCGTCTGGTACGCTAAATGAAACCTCTACGGTTGTTGTTTCTGGAAGTCTAAGAGTTTCCATTCACTATACCCCGTAGGCAATTGCCACTTCTTCTGGTGTAGCCATTCTTACCTTTGTAGAAATTTTCATCCATTCATCGGCCTGATCTGGCGTAACAATGTTATATCCCTTGTCTAGCCTTCCTAGAGCTGGGTGAACTAGTTTGCCCTCTGAATAAACAGCGGTTGGTTGTGGCTTAGGATCTTCCTTTTTTGGAGCAGTCTTAGAAGTGATTGTTTTAGAAGTTGTCTTCTTTGTTGACTTTGGCTTATCTTCTACCTCTACTTCTTTTTTATCTTGAAGTGATTTAGAAACATATGCTTTGTCATAAGAACTTCTAATAATATTATCGCTCATTATAATCCTCCTTTGTTATTATATCATCTATAAAAGTGTTGAAGGGGAGCCATATTTCAGACTCCCCTCCAAACTACTTGACAAAGAGATTACTTGCTGCCGTAGGCAACTGCGTCTGTCTCTTCGATCTGAACACCAAAGCGAACGAATACTGTGTACTCTACTGTGTCCTTCTTTGGCTTGAACTCGCGGTGGACTGTAACATCTCTCTGGAATCCCCAGATACGATTCTCTGGGAATGTGAGTGAGACATAATCATCGGGGAGGTATGGAACCTCAACGATTGGAAGTCCGAGAACGCGGTACTGTAGTGGAGCACCAACGACCTGTGGTACAGATCCATCAACAATCCGCTCAACGATACGCTCTCTGGAGAAGTTACCAGTCTGAGCGAGGCTGTTGAGTAGTGAAGATAGAGTTGGTGAACCAGCGTAGAACTTCATGGCTGAACGTGAACCACGGTACTTTCTTGGCATTGCAAGAATAATATCCTGTAGATCCTGTACTGTCCATGTGCTACCACTTGAGGTTACAGCAGCGGCCTGATTGCCACCAGCTGTCTCCTTTGCGTGGAAGCCCTCCATGATGCTAAGGAACGCATTTGTTCCAGAGCCTGTTCCGTTGATAGCTAGATCCTCTAGATCGTTAGCGAATGCACGGGTCATTGTGCGAACCAAGTGGTCCTCTAGACCTGCACCTTCGATGTTATCCTCTAGAGCTTCAGTTGAAACCTCCCAATCCAAACGGATCTTCTTGGTGGTAACCTCAACCTTAGTGAAAGCAACATCAGCGTTTGTGTAACTTGCATCAGCCTGTGCTGCTGCACGGATTACACGCTCGCCAACGTTTAGCTTCTCTAGCTCTGCAGTGTTGGAACGCATTGTTACTCTGCGACCATCTTGTGCTAGTACCTGCTGCTCCCAAATGTATTCGATGAACTGGCGAGACTGCTCAGGATTGAGAATACCGCCATCATCGGTTGTGCTGCCAACAACACCGAGGTCACCAGCGGCTGGGTTTGTTACACCCCCAATACCACCAGAAACTACTGCGCCTGTTGCAGCTGCCTTCTCTAGGATTTCGTCTGACATTTTTATTTCACCTCCTATTTATTTACCGATATAAGTCAGCGGCTTTGAGGAAACGACCGCCCCACATCGACTTTTCAGTTGTATTTTCTTCCTGCACGATCCCGCCAAGATCGCCAGACTTGCGAACGGCTGTGTCAGCTTCTACAGCATCAACACGCCCTTCAAACTCTGTTACATTGCTTTTTACAGTTGTTACTTCCTCTTGTACGCCGTCTAGAGACTTCTTCATCTCTGCGACCTGCTCTGCAATGCCCTTAACTACTGCAGCTAGATCTCCTAGTGAATCTGCAACAGAATCCTTGATCTCGCTAACAGCCTTTGCCAAGTCATCTGTGCTGCCTTCTTCATTAGGAGTTGTGGACTTTTCGACTACCTCTTCAGTTGTGGCTTCCTCTGTCTCTTCTGCCTTTTCTACTGTCTCTTCGGCAGAGTCCTCAACAGCGTCCTCTGACTTCTCTACAGCTTCAGCATCTTCTGCTGCATCCTCTGCTTTCTCTACAACTTCTTCTGTTGTCTCTTCAGCAGGCTCTTCAACAGTCTCTGCTTCTACTGCAGCGTCCTCTGACTTCTCAATTGGAGCAGCCTCTTCTGAAGACTTTCTATTTAGAATTCCCACGTTATTTCCCTCCTTTTCAATATTTTCGTCAGCAATTGACTTGGCTATGTCTTCGTCAATCGCCTCATTTTTATCAGATTGTGAATCTGAAACCTTTTCAAATGATGTAATCAAAGATTTTACAACTTCGGATTTATTTACATCGTTACTCTCTACAAAACCAATGTTTGTCATGTGCTTGCTGCACTCTGGGCAACTGTAGTCTGACTTATCACTTAAGATAACATTGTCACTAGTTGGACACCAGTATACGTTTTCAAGGTAGTTCTTTTCTACCTTTTCTTCTGTAGCATTAAACTTTTGTACAGAGATAATATTAGAGTCTGGATTTGCTGGATTATCAACAAGAGAAAGCTCATAAAGATCATAGTCTTTGATTACCCGAACGGGTTTATCAATTTGCTTGTTATACATTTCTTCTGAGTCATTGATGCTTCCACCAATTGAGAATCCAGTAAGAATGCCTTCATTAATTTTATGCCAGGT